CAGCGACTGTTCAACCATGGTCTGGATGGTCGTGGGCTGGAAGACCTTGTTCACGTCACCGGCTGCGGCATCCGTCGTCGCACCGATGCGCTGCGCGCGGGTCTCCAACTGCGCGATGGCCTGCATGAGCGTTGGAGGCGGAGCGGGGAAGGAGAGCGTCTTGATGCCCTTCTGGATGTCGTCCGTACTCGCGGAGACCGTCTTCAGGCTGCCGAGTTCGATCTTCACCGGCCCCTTGCTGATGTTCAGGGCCTCCGAGATGAACCCGCTCATGTTGCCGTGGATCGACAGGGTCGTGGCGTCGATGAACTGGCGCAGGAGCTTGTTGATGGCAATGTTGGTCTTGCCTAGAAGGAAGCCCAGACCGTAGCCGTAGAAGCCATCCGGGTTCGCGAGGAAGCGGTAGTGGGTGTACTCCTCGATTGGCATCCGGCCATTCAGCGGACGGCCAAACTCGTCCACCTCATAGCGGACCTCGATGCGGAGCAGCTTCTCCGAGGTCACGTCCACCCAGACCTTGTAGGGCTCGGCAATGCCGTCACCGTCTAGGTCAAGGTCCCGGTGCTGCTCGATGATCTGGGCCATGTCCTCGCTCTGGGTCGAGGACGGATGGATTCCACCGTCGCGGTCGTTCTGCTGCTGGATCGGGGACTCGATCTGCCCGATCATCATGGGCTCGGGCGGGAAGAGGAAGTAGCCCTCAGACGCCCGGATGCGACCCTCGTTCAACTGGATGTGGATCAGTTCCGTCTTGCGGTGAACGTCTTCAATGTTGATGGGGCCGATGTGGTAGGGGACGTACAGATCCTCTGCACGCACGGGACGGGTGACGATCCGGTTCATCACCGGGTCGAAGTAGGTCTTGCTGAAGTCGCTGCCATGGACGGCCACGCGCAACAGCATCGCCGCCTTGTCCTCCTTGTAGGTCTGGTCCTTGAAGAACAGGGACCATTGGAGGAACTGGCTGACCCGCTTGGCGCGCTCGGACGACCCGGGCATGGACGGGTTTGTGGAGACGGCAGCCACGGGCATGCGAGACGAGAAGAACGCCTTGTAGGCACGAGCCTGAAACGAGTTGCAGGCTTCCGTCAGCAGGCCAAGCGACTCATCCGACGAGCCGGGCCATGGGCGGTTGTAGGGAGCATCCTGCTGGTTGTAGACCGCCACCCAGTCGGCATGCATCGCATCCCACTCGGTGCGACTGTCGCGGTCGGAACGGAAATCCTCCATGCAAACCTGTGCAATGGACTCCCGCTCCTTCTCCTCAAGGCTGTCCGCAATGTTGACGAGCAGGGCGTTCAGGGCCTGTCGCTTGGTGCGCTTGACCTTCTCGTTGTCCCCTCGCCACTTGCGGTCGTCGTTCATGTGTAGGTCTCCTCAAGGGTTGGCATGATGCCACGAGTGTTCTGCCACAACCACGCAACCATGCCGGGACCGTGGGCGTCCCATTGGATCCACGGGCTCTCCTGAAGGAACCGGGTGAAGTCCTGCGCCTGACAGAGGATGTCCCTGTCGGTCCAGAACTGCCGGTTCCTGCCCCCGACAGCCACGTCCATGAGGACGTACTTGGGGGTGCCATCCTGATGTCGAGCGGACTTGTCTAGCTTGCTCTCGTCCAGATGACAGGAGTCAAAGCCGTAGAGACCAATCGACTGGAAGCCTAGGAACTGCCACGCGAGTATCATAGCGCGTCCAGCAGAAGAAGATCCTCCCCCCATCAGGAACTTCTGGTGTTCAGGGGGAAGGACTTCTTTCTCATCCGCCCCAACCGCCGCATGCCAGCCGTAAACCTTGCCTCCGGTATCCAGCAGGCGCTTCACGACGCCGGGATCGACCATCGAGGCGCAGAAGTACCGGACGCCCGGATAGGCCGCCGGAAGCAGATCGGCACGAGCCTTGCCATGGGTGCTGATGCCCTCATGCGGACGGGGATCAAGGAGGACGCAGCCCCACGGGACAAGACCGGCGTCAATCAGCTTCTGGTGGCTGTGCTTGACGCAGAACAGCACCGCGCCCGCGTCTACCTCCTTGCGGATGGCCTCCAAGGTCTCCGGCATGTCCAGCGAAGGACCGGCAGAGACGATGATGGCCCGCTGCATGTGGTGACGGGTGTACCTGACCCAGTTCTGGATCTGGCCGAGATTGGCCTTGATGTTGGACTGAATGGTCTCGTGCGGGACGCAGTTCTGCGTCTGGACAACCATGTTCGTCTGGTAGGAGTTGTTCGTGATCGCCTTGATCTCCTCCTTCTTCACGGCAGACATCTGGCGCTGATGGAAGACAGGGAGATCGTCCGGGATCACCGGGAAGTCCTTGGTCACGGCAACATGGATAAACCCAAGCCCGTCCTTGGCCCGCTCCACGGACTCGAAGGCAATCGTGTCGGTCCTCACCGCATTGATGCCAAATCGGCTTGTGTCGATGTGCTTCCCGTTCTCGTCCGATGAGTAAAAACCAATGAAAATCAATGGTTTGTCCTCAAGCGCCAGCATGGCGCGGCGGATGTCCTCGACCGGCACCATGTCGCAATCAACCACCGGGACCGCATTCTCCGGCACGCTGCCGTCAAAGTCCCTTGGGTTGATGTACGCAGGCTCGACCCCGACCAGCAGACGCTGGACGATCTCCGCGTTGGTCATGCCGGACTTGCGGTTGCCCTTCTTGTGGACGAACACGCCGTCCAGCGGGCTGGCCTCGAAAGCGTCCAGACCATACGGGCCACCGCCAACCGGGCAAAGGTCGTGCCACTCGCTCTTCTCACTCTCCATGTGGGCGATGACGCAGACCATGAAGACGTAGCTGTCGTGCAGTTCCGCCAGCTTCAGTACGTCGTCCTTGACGTACATGCCGATGAACTTGCGGAGGAAGTCAGCACCCTTGCGACGGAGGTTGAACGCCATGAACCCGCACTCTGGATGCGGAGCCGTGCGCGCACGAGAAAGAAGCACCCCGTCCTTGTCCTCGGGAAGGATGTGCTTGAGGAAGTCCATCGTGAGCGGGGCGCGGGTCTCGACATCGCCGTCAAGCCAGACCAGCCAATCGTGACCCTCCTCGATGGCGTCCTGCAACGCAATCTTTAGGGCGAAGACCTTGTGGGCAAAGCGCAGGAGATCCTGACGGTAGTCGTAGCCAAACTGCTTCGAGTCCATCTTCTGGGCTGCGTGGCGCACCATGAAGTCGGTGAAGTCACGATCAAGCCCCAGACGCATGTCGTTCACGACATTGATGTCAATGTCGGGATGCCAATGCTCGCCAGCGGTCTCAAGCCACCGACGACCGTAAAGCTCGAACCCGGACGGCGACCAAGACGAGCAGATCATCACTTTCATGTCACTTCTCCACGAAGACGCTGTCCTTGCCGACGACATCGGCAAGCCTGTACCCGAGAAGGATCAGCACCCTGACGGCCTCCTCGCTCGGTCGCTCGACGATCAGCACAGGTTTATGGATCTTGAGGGTCTCAAGGGCACCGACAATCACGCGATGCTCAAAGCCCTCCGTGTCGATCTTCACAAGCCCAAGGTTCTCGTACTTGAACTCGTCGATGGCATACATCGGGACGCTGCCAATGGCCGACGACTCGAACCCACGAGCGCCCGTGTTCGAGATGGCATCCACTCGCACGCTGCCCATGCCACGCCGCGCTCCAGCCGCCCCATACGTCGCCTTGAGCGTCCACGATGTGACGTTGCGAACAAGGCATGCGTAGTTGTGGGAGTCAGGCTCGAATGCATGCACAAGCGAGAAGTCGTCAGTCATGCGACGAGAGAAGATGCCGACGTGCGCGCCGACATCAATCGCCATCCCTAGCTTGCTGACATGCTGCATCGCGAGATCGTAGGACGCCTTCTGGTATCCCGTGATGTCGCCAACGAAATGCTGGTCTGCGCTCGGCAGCCACCAGTTTCCAATCTTCTTCACTCGTACTTCCCCTGCTGCTTGAGCATCAAGTAGTACTCGGTCGTCCACCAGCCCGCGAACGGAGTTTCCTTCATGTGCTGGAACCACGGGCCACCATCCGTGAAGTGCATCAGGCGAGGCTTCACGTTGTGCTTGGTGTGACCAACAAGGAAGTTCCAGCCCGGAGACAGGTCACCGATCTCGCTGTCCTTCAGCCAAGAGAAGGTGTGAAGCTCGCGTCCAGTCGCGTTGTTCACGAAGTCGCGCGTTAGAACACGGTTTGACGGGTGTCCGCAGTTGTAGAGGATGACGGATGACCAGTTCTTCCGTGGGTACGGCTTCTGGACCTGACCGTCCATCTTGATCTGGTTTTGCGGCATGTGGATCTGCTTCACGACCATGACCGCATACTTGTCGTCTGCCTCCTTCACAAGGCTGCCGATGTCGTCAAGCCAAAGGACATCACAGTCCGTGAACAGCGCCCATCCCTTGTATCCCTGAAGATGCGGGACGAGGAACCTAGTGAACGCAAACTCCGTGGAGAACGGCAGCTTGTCGATCATGTCGAACATCTGCCCAGTCATGGGATCTACGCCCCAACTGCGCGTGAACACTCCTGCGCTACGGAGTTCCTTGTGGCGCAGAGCCCTCACATGGAGGGGGATGCTGCTCTTTCGCTGGCAGGAGAACGAACACACATCGTATGCGTCCGGCTCCCTGCCATCGAAACCTATCCAGTAGGTAAAGGGATCACCGTCCATCGTGGCCTCCGTCGAAATGCACCATCACCAGCGCATCGCCCATGAAGCGATGGCTGTTGATGAAGCTGGTCCACACATCTTGGCTCCAGATCGTGAGGTGCGCGTTGCGTCCATCCGGCAGCGTCTTCTTGGCCGGGAACGTCGCGATACCGAAGATCACGAAACGCTTGGCGCGGATCGTTGCGTCGAAGATCGCCCGTCGCAACTCGTCGCCTTCAAGATGCTCAAGCACGTCGAGGCAGATCACGCCATCGAATGCGTTGAACGGATTGGGTAGCTTGTCGATGCCCGGCACCGCAGGGTCGTAGAGCGTCGGCCTCTCCACGCCCCACTTCTCGTGCAGCTTCAGGGTGTCGTACTGCATCCCCTTTCCGCTGCCGAAGTCGAGGATGGACTTGGCTCCATAGTCCTTGATGGCCTTGGCGACGATGTCAGACCACTTCTCGGTGCTGTGGCCGGGGAACTTGCCCTCAGAGTGCATCTGCTTGTAGAGCGCAAGCGTACTCATGCGTCCCTCATCTTCCTGATGCAATCAATTGCCGCCTGCGCTTGCTTTTTCCTTGCCTCCCAC